CTTCTGGTACTTCCCGTAAATCAATTCCTATTGATGCTTTTGGAGAGTTTACTTACTTAACCAGAACTCGTGATACAAGCGGTAATTTTTCTGAATCTGTAGTAGCAGTTACCCTAACAACTACACGACCAAATCGTAACACTGTTATTAATGCATATAATGAAGATGATCCCGGAACTAATTTTACTGATATTACTAATACAAACTCAGACGAAGAAAACTTTGCATCTTTTACTACTTCAAACTCTGGCGGCTTAGCATTTGCAGATAAAGGCGATGGATTTCCATCATCTATAGTTGATAACGCAAATGGCACATCAAGCGGATTTTCAGCAATTGGAGGATCTCCTACAGACTTGTTAGCAGTAGAAACTGCTACCTACATCACCTCAATTCGTGATCTTGGATCATCGTTAACTGGTGCTATTCAAGTTGATATAGAGGCTACTCAAACTGTGAGATCAGAATTTACTGATCAACACGAAGACTTTATTGCTGCAGCCGTTACAGAAGAATCTACAGTGTCAAATGTGCTTGTAGATACAGATTTTGGAGGTATTGGTCATGTACTTGGGTTTAATAACTCAGATTCTCTTGTTGTAAACGCAGTATTTGACGCAAATAATCAAACTCTTATCTCAGGTTCTGGAATATATTCTTCTGACGGAAGTAATGCTAAAGTATGGGCAATTTGGAATGATGGACAGTTTGCAGGAGATGACGCTAATTCTAATTCATACGCACTAATAGCTGGTGTTATAAATGCAACTGCTATTGAGCTTGGAGCTACCTATCATGCTAATGGTGATCCGACAGGCTCTAATGCATTTTCTAATATTACTCTTGGAGCAAGTAATACTTATACGTTAGTTGACTTAAAGCAATTTTCTGATACAGGTTCTGCAGAAACTTTTGCAGGAGATTTAGGAGCAGTAACAACAGAAACATTTATACGTACTACTACTGTTGATAATTCTTCTCTATACTACGCTAATGGAAACGTAGATGTAACTCAGTTTGTAGGAGGAACTGTTAATGAAGGGTTTGTTCCTTATGAGGCGGGCTCTCGAACCTTTAGACAGTTCCAAATAAAATTTGTCGTAACCAACAATGAGCCAGATGAATTTGACTTTACAATTGATAAATTTCGATATACAGTAGATAAAGAACAAGTAATTTTCACAGATACTATTACTTATGATGGTTCGCCAAAAACTGTAGATTATACCAGTGCTGCATATATTAACAGGCCTGTTATTTCTTATACTGTTTTAACACAAGAAGATGCTGAAGCTAATCCAGCTATTGTTGTAACTACAGCAGCATCTGCTACACAAGCTTCGTTTAAACTCTTTGCAGCAGATGGTACCGGTGAATATCAGGCAAATAGTACAGCTACCGTAATGTTTACGGCTTCAGGAGTATAATATGGCATTAGTAGATTCAAATACTTTTATTGAACCTACCGCAGGCACGTCTCTTAATGCTGCTCGTTCACAGTTTAATAACGCATTAAGATCTCTATTAACTAATTTTAAATCTCCAGCAATACCTGACGCTGATAATATTACAGCTTCTGGTGCAGGCATTGGTGAACAAGACGGTATGCTATATCGTAGCGCTACAACTAATGCTCTTTACATTTCTGACTCTGTACATGTAAAATCTTCTCCAGTTGGGGGAAATTTTACTCGTGTTGGTATTGGTAACCGTATTGAAAACGGTATCGTAGCCTTAGCATCAAATGTGGCTACATATGAGATAGGTGAGTTAACTGCTACAGTATCAGCTGCAGCTGGTTTATCTGCAAATGGTAGACTCTATTTAATCACTGCTAACAATGGTACAATGGCTGACGTTGTGGATGTTGGAATACCTCCGACAAACGGTTCTGTCACAAATACTATGATTGCTGTAAAAGGTATTACTATAGATCGTGTTGACTTTGCAAAAGCAGGTCACCGTCTTGACGCTTTTGATGGTAAAGCTGAGTGGGAATCTAACACTACACTCCGAGTTTCAGCTCTAGCAGGTGTAAACTCTGCAATCGGTATTGGGTCACTTAATTCATCTAACGCTGCTATTGTTCATCGTCTCGATGTAGCTCTCGGCACTGCTGCTGCTGAGGCAACTGATGGACTTCATGTAATGGCTACTCCAGGAGTATACGCTAACTTAGCAGTAGGAGTTCTTGCACAATCTTCAATTACAGGAGATGCAACATCTACACAAGGACCGCTTCTACCTGCAGGATCTATAATAGCGTGGGGAGCGGCAGCAGCACCAACAGGTTGGTTACTGTGTAATGGAAATGAGATTAGTAGAACTACTTATGCAGAGCTATTTGCAGTTATAAGCACAACTTATGGAATTGGAGACGGTTCGGATACATTTGATTTACCAGATATGAGAGGTGTCACACCTGCAGGAACTAACGGTACTAACGCTCTCGGCCAAGGAACAGGCACCGCTCTTAATGCTTTGTCAGTTATATCAACAGATGCAGAAACGCAAACCGTAACACCCGACTTTACCCCAATTGGTGTATCTTCTAAAGACACTTCAGGAGTTGATGTTGTTACGAGTATAGTTACCGCTGCACATACTCATAGCATTACAATGCCTGTAATGTTTGTAAATTACATAATTAAAACTTAAGGAATACTATTAATGATATATAAAAAATTTAGCATAGATGAATTAAATCAAAAAATGCTTTTTTGTGAATATAGAGACTTATCACAAGGTAAAAATTCACCACCAATGATTCAACGAGCTTTTCCTCTTGATAAAATTTTAGAAGCAGCTCCTGAAGTTTTAAAACTAACTGAAGGTGAAGAAGTTGGTATTTATTATGAAGATAAAGGAATTCTTGAAGTTAAAGAGCGAATTTTTTTAACTCACCGTGAGTCCTTAGATGAAGAGACCCTTAACTTTATAAATAGTTTTATAGAACGTGCGTGTATTAATGAAGAGTTTGATGAACTACTTAAACCTCCAACAGTGGATCAACAAGTAGAAGACTTTATAAAAGAATTCTTTGAGAATGAAGAAGAAGAGCCTGTCGAACAAAAAGACTTTTTAGCGGAATTTTTTGCTGAACTTGAAGAAGAGACAGAGACGAAGGAGTAAAAGTGGCACTTACAAAAGTTACTACTACTGTTTTAAATGCAAATGCTGTTGCTAACACAACTGTTGCTAATTCGGCTGTTAATCGCTCAGGTCATGTAGCAAATGCAACTATTGAGGTACAACACTTAGCCGATAGCGCGAATACTACTATTCTTAATGATGGTGTCATATCGAATGTTAATACTGTTACTAGTAATGTTAACACAGTACAAGATAATGTTTTTTCTTTAACTAATAATGTTGGATTTTTAGAGATTAACTCAGCAACATTTTTAGTTTTCGGATCAGAACCTACTATAACAGGACAAACGTCTTTTCAAGAAGCTAAAACTACTAACGGATCACAAAACGGACAAGGTTGGAGACTTCCTGTAGCAGGCACAGCAACACACGTAACAGCCCAATTTGACGTAGCTACTCAGTCTTCAGGGTCTGTGCTACAAGTAGATTTATATAAAAACGGAGCGAGTGTTGCTACTAATGGTAATAATGTAGTAGTAAGTGGTGCAGCAACAGGCGATGCGGGTAACTCTAATGTTATAAGCACAACCTTTGCGGCTGGTGATAGAATAATGCTCCAATTTAAGCACTCTGACGGTACTTTATCAACAGGTGAACACGCTTTTGTAGTGAGATATTTACCTACATAATGAGAAAATATAGACAGCTTACTACAGAGTTAACATTTCGTTGTAACGCTAAATGCCCTGCTTGTCATAGGCAAAAACCTCTTTCAATAAATTTAAATGATGCTCGTTACACAATAAGCTTAGATAACTTTAAACAACTTTTTTATTCTAAACTGCTTAATAATTTAGAGTGGTTAGTTCTAAATGGAAACTTTGGCGATTCTATTATGAACAAGCAGTTTCGTGAAATTATCTCATATGTTAAATCACATGGCACACGTATTTTAATACATACTAACGGTGGAATACATGACGATAATTATTGGACAGATGTAGGCAATATACTTGATGATCAGGATATAATTAATTTCGATTTAGATGGTCTTTCTGATACTCATCATATTTATCGTATTAATACCAAATATGAGAGTGTGTTATCTAACGCTTGTTCGGTGATCAAAACTAATCGACCACAAGTGCATTGGAAATATATAGTTTTCGAGCATAATCGTCATCAAGTAGAGGAAGCTCGTGCTGTAGCAGAAAAGTGTGGTTTTACTACTTTTTCTACTGTAAAAACCTCTAGAGATGTTTTTGCTCCTAAATCAGGAGCTTTTGTTCACTCTAAAAAGACTAAACAGTATGATAAAGCAGAGAGACAAATACACTGTGTATGGGATAACTGGAATAAATGGTATATTTCTCCAGAAGGTTTAGTTTTCAGGTGTTGTTGGACGGGAGGTCACTACTATGATCAGGACAATTCACGATTTTACTACCCTCCAGAGTTTACTCGTCTTTTTAATGGATTAGAGGTTCCCATAGAAAAGATTTTAGATTATACTTATTGGAATAAATTACAAAACTTTTTACAAGGCTATGAGCGATCTTTTTCACTTTGTAAATCACAGTGTGGTAAAATAGTTTCATCTATTGAAAAAACAGAAGAAAATTTGAAAACTGGAGAAACAACTGTATTTAGTTCTTCAAATCAGTTAGGAAATTAAATGTCGGCTAAGGTGCTACGCAAAGTTGGAAAATTTAAATTTTTAA